TTAATCAATTCCCCAGCAAGCTTTAAGTCTTCTTGCTTCCATTCCATTGGTCTTCCAGTATTACCCATGCTTGTACCTCTTTCTGTTTCTCTTGTTCCATCGCTTGTGCGATGCCCACACGCTGACCTTGCTCCCATAGTGTTCGCAAAGGTAATAAAAATAATTTTTAATTTTATCTATCAGGATCACACTCCGGTTGTAGTTTGATGCATGCAATAGTATTTGCACTGTCATCTATTTCCACATTCGTATTCAAATCGGTTACTATTATAGTGTCATCACCTGTTCCAATCACTTTAACATCCTTCTTCGATGGCCAGTTCAACGTTGTGCACCCGGCCAGCAGTCCAAAGACCATGAACACTAAAATGAGTAAAATACCCGGGTACAACAGGTACCGGGAAGTCCCTAAACCCCGATATGGGCGCGATATGAGCTTTTTTATTTGGCTTAATACGGTCATTTCGTCTTTTGGATCCCAGACTTCCACTATTTTATATCCCCGTTGTTTTTTGGGGGTTTTTCCCCAGGAGGACGCTTTTTCGTCTTGATTTTAGCGTTGAACGCTATTGAAATGCGTTGTCTTGTCGGATGTGGATTGCGAACCACGTCATGCTGCAAGTAGGACGGAAATAATAATACATCCCCGTCATGAGGTTCATGCCCAATCATGTTGGCGTGGGGCATTCCTGGTGCGATCATTCTGTACAACTGTTCGTGCGTCGCGAATCTGATGACACCTGTTCCGGATCCCTGCACATAATAGACGCCGGACAAATCCGAGTTAGCCATGTGATGGGTGTGAAACATGTTTAAAGCTCCGGGCTCATTGACGTTCGTCCAATAGACCACGTCGGCGTCCACTGGAACCTTCGGCATGAAGTAATCCGTCCAAGCCGCGAGAATCATGCTCATAGGCTTGAATAGTTCCTGTTCACATTTATATTTTTCCATGCTCCTCCAGCATCCAGGATTAGTACCTACGAGTCCTTCTGGATCTTTTTCCCTCAAGGATGATATCTCAGTGAGCAACAGGTTGTTAAGATTCTCGTAGTTCTCCCACCGCTTGTAAAACAAGCGCGTGTCCTGCACTGGAATCTTCGCTATTATGTCCTGGCCTATCGGCCCGTCTTTCTTTTTTTCCATTTCGCTGACCTCAACTTTCTCTTTTTACTGCCGACCTTTCTTCGGCCTCTGTGTTTCGCTAAGCCCACCTTAGCCATTATGGTCCGACATATTTATCCTTATATTTCTCAGAAATTTCATTAGAGCATATCGGACCGCATAAAAAGTTATTTTCATATTTAAGAAAAGGATACCACGATTTAGAGAACGAATAGTTCCATTCATTTCCGTCAAACCATTCATCACAGTTGAAACACTTGAATTCAGGCGCCGTGCCTCCTTTAGGTCCCGGTCGCACGCTCTTCGGATCATAGTCAACTCCCTTCTCATACGCCACAGAGACCCTCGCATTCATCGGCGAATTCTTTATCAAAGGTTTCCCCGAATAAAGAACTTTGTTTTGGTTTCTCTTGAAAATCTATGCTTCGTAGTGGTACAGCCTTCTTGTGTAAAAACAGTTCAGCTGTTGTATTCTTCAGTCCATGTCTTATCTTGTCGTCAACCTCGCATGCATCCTCCCAGTCTTTGGGATAATTCTTCTGCATGTTCTTCCACTGATCATTGTGGTGATAAGGACATCCTATGCACGAGGATTTCCCCGGCATAGGATGCTTTTTGCCGTCGCGGTACCACCGTAGGCAGTCCGCTCGTGACATTTTCATTTCGATCAATGGCCAACGGGATTCTAACCATGGAAGCCTTGCTTTTTTCATTCTCATTGCTTCATCTGTAGATATGCCGATCCATTGTTCGACGATTGTTCCTTTTTTCACTCTATGTCTGGGCTTAATGCCCAGAATTTCCCTCATCTTTTTCTGGATGGGGATGACCTTGTAATCATGTGTGCATTGTCTGTACAACATTCCAACCTTTCCACCAGGACGCGCCGCAAACAGTGGTGGGTTTGGCACGCGTCCGGCGAAAGACTTCCACTCCTCATTACCTCCTGGTATAGGATTAGCTGCTCGAATAAGATCCTCACGGATGTTGCTTCGTTCAACTGTAATGAGAGGGCAAATTGTTATTGCTTTTTTAAGATATTCCACATGTTCGTATACAAAGGATGGTTCCCACCCTGTATCAGCGAAGATCATATAGTCAGGCTTGTGCTTTGTCAGTCCTTCTTGCGCCATGAGTGCGAGACAGGAAGACTGAACCCCTGCTCCGAGCGATAGGACACGCATTGTGGGTTCTCTTTTCGTTCCTTCTTCGTCAAGATACTCCGGCTCCTTAGTCGCAGCAACAGCTGCCATGTTATTAAGACGCTTCTTATCAACTTTAGTAGACATCTCTTCCAAAAGTTTTCTTCTCTCATACTCCATCTGCTCCGGGTTTATGGCAAAGCCTGGTTTTGCCTTGGGTTTTTTACTCTTACCTTGTTCTCTGTATCCTCTGTTCACTTTGCGTTCCCCCAATTATCTTTTATTTTGTACTCAACTTTAGAGGGGACTTCCAACTTTATACAATTTTCCATGATATCTTTAACATCCTCACCCTCTTTATCAGATTTTACGCTACAGTTCAACTCATCATGCATCTGTAGGAGTGGTGTAATTCCTAGCTTTTCATAGACATCAACCATCGCCTTCTTTGTTTGATCTGCAGCTGACCCCTGTATTAGTCTATTCAATGCTTTATACGTACCGGCTCTCTTTACATTACCATATTCTGCTTCTGCCTGTTTTAAAGGCATTGCTTTGTAAAATTTTAAAGGCTCATACCAGTTAGGTTCATACAGATCGAAACGACATTTACGACCTAATAAAGTTCTTATTGTTCCTACCTGATTAGCTCGATTCATAACCGCTTCAAGCATTCCCTGCATAAAAGGTACCTTAATTCTAAATTCCTTGAGCATCGCTTTAGCTTCCATTGGAGTGATATCCAAATCAACTGCCATCTTTTTATATCCCATTCCATACATGACACCAAGACCAATGGTCTTTGCCAGTCTTCTGGGTATGTCTGCCATGTCAGCTGTCTGTTGATGAAAATCCAATCCCTTTACAAAGGCCTGACGCACATCTTCAGCTCCCTCATTCTTATTGAGGATGGCAAAGTGTGTCAGTAACCTGGGTTCCTGCTGTGAATAATCAGCTGAAATCCAATACTCTCCTTCTTCTGGAAGAAATATCTTTCTTACTTCTGATCCAAACTCACTCCTGATGGGCATCTGCTGTAGATTAGGGGCGTACATTGAAAATCTTCCTGTTACAGTTCCACCACTGTCTCCTCTTATTTGATTGACGTGAGCGTGCAGTCTTCCATTGTGTATGTATTTTGCTATTCCATCTATGAAAGTTCCTTGCAACTTATTTAATACCCTTGCTTTAGTTACCATTCTAGGAAGTTCATGCTTGTGAGTTTCCAAGAAAGTTTGAGTAAAGCTAGGAGCTCCTAAGACAGTATGAGGATATTCCAGATTAACCCTATCAAACGCATCAGCCACTGATCTTGCTGACCACAGCTGCACTTCCCCACCTGTCAAATCTTTCATTCTTTTTAAAAATTTTTTCTCTTTAACACGCAACTTTCGTTTCAATTCCATAGCTCTCGTCATATCAATTCGGATGCCACGCTTGGTCATATTAAATATAACTCTAATTAACCTGCATTCCATGTCATACACGCCTTCCAGCGCATCTTTCTCTATTTCTATCATTAGCCTTTCATGAAGTTTGTAGGTTAATAATGCATCTGCTTCCGCATACTCGCCCACGAATGATGCATGCATTTTGTACATGTCAGCTTTGGGGTCAAGTCCAAGTTCTTCAGCTTTAGCTTTAAGAACCTTTTCATCTTTTCGTTCCCCTAGATAATCTATGCCCATTTGATTTAAAGTATAGGAATATCTATTCTCATTAAGAAGAGCTGAAGCAATCATAGTATCGTGGAGATAACCTTTAACTTCTATATCTAGAGTTGACAGCCATCCAATGTCATACTGTGCATTATGAAACACTTTTTGAATAGATTCATCTTCACAGACAGACTTTATATATTTAAGGACTTTCTTTTCATCCATATTTCCCCCACCTTGGTGAGCGATTGGATAATAGGCTGTGAAATCACCGCTTGATATTGAAATGCCTATGACTGATCCCACCTTTCGTGGCCATCCTGGTCCCATTGTCTTCAGGGATGTATCACACGTCTCCAGATCTATAGCCACTACCTTTTTTCCCTTCATTGAAGGAAATTCAGTTGGGTGTAACCATTCTGATTTAACTATATTTTGGTTAAACAGATCGTATGTCATTTGCTCTCCTTATTAAGTTTCATAACATGTTGTCTAGTGACTTCCCCCATAATCTCGCCACGTTCAAGCTTGAGTTCTCCTGCTATTGCCATATATGCAGCTCCATCAACATAATCGTCAATGTTACATTTACCCATTTGAGATCTAGACACTTTAAGTAATCCAATCATCATAGCCACTTCATCAGGGGTTATTGAAGCCATTGGCTTAAGCTTGTCATCCAAATATGTATTCCAAAAATCTGCAATCTGCTCATGATTCTTGAATGTATCTCCATGTGACTCCTGCCGGCTATTGCTTACCAAATCAGCAGCTTTCATTAGTATTTCTTCTTTTTTCATATTATGAATCCTCTCTCTTGTTGGGGTTGTATTATATGTAGTTCTTTCTTTGCACGTGTAGCCCCTACATAGAATACACGGTTAGTATCATCCGAATCCTTTTCCATCTCGTCCCTGTTAGCTCTTGATATATCAGTGAAGAGCATGACATTGTCACACTCCCCACCTTTAGCAACGTGGATTGTACTTAAATTAATAAGAGGATCCGCAGTTAAATTCTCTGGATTGAATCTTTCCAAAGCTTGTAGATATTCCTTGTCCCTGTCTCCAATCTTTTCAAAGGCAACATCCCAAGGAACACTTGTTTTCAATAGTCCGTGATGTTCCACCAGATCTTCTATGTTATATGATTGCTCCTCCTTGTTTTGACCTTCAAATGACTTTAAATTCTTATATCCCCTGGCGACACCTGTCTGGGAAGTTAAGTGACCATATATGTCTGAAACATCCTTGTAGGAAACATCCTTGGCCTCATGCAGTCTGTTCCAGGCATCCACGGCGTTTAAAAGTTCTTTTCTAACAGCCATCTTGTTGTTCTTTTTATATGGGAGTCCTTGTATGCGCAGGTCATTTTCTATTTCCTTGAACATGTATTTGCATGTTGCCAGTATCAGCCAGTTCCCTTCACGCACGTTAACAGCTTCCGGATAGGCATGAAATTTAAGAACTCCTTTGTAGTCTCTTGGATGCCATTCCTTTTCTCTTCTGTTATGTATCCTGTTGGCTATGTCTGCAGCTATCTTATGAACTGATTGAGGGCATCTATAGGATTGTTTTAAAACTTCCACATTGCCTTTCATATTAATCAAGTGTTCCACATCAGCGCCTGCCCATCTGAATATGGCCTGGTCATCATCCCCACTTATGTAAACTCTTTTAGCATTCGCCCACATCTTCTCAGCCATTTCCCATTGTAAATTATTCAAGTCCTGCGCTTCATCAATGATGACAACATCCAGCTTGGGGACCGGACCAGATTCAATGTAGGTTGAGAGCATGTCAGTGAAGTCATGCTTGTAATTCTTTTCCTTGTAGTCTTCCAAGGATCTGTAAGCTCTTGACAGTTCAGGCCACGCTACGTCCAGATTAAATTTATTATAAAATTCCTGGACTTCCATCTTTTTAACCCTGGCCTTATTTATTATTCTTAAAAATTTATTATCAGTTGTTATGATTCCAGTGTCGTCCCAGTCCTGCGATACAAAATTTAGATCCACTCCATAGTCTTCCGCAAATGTTTTGTAGTCATAAGCATCCATAACTTCTGAATGAGTCATACCCAGCTGTCTCTTTCCAAAGGCGTGCAGCGTGCTGAAATAAGGAAGATCATCATCAGTTAAATTAAATTTTATCTTCGCCCTGTTCCTGGCTTCATCAGTAGCTTTAGTTGTAAAGCTGACGAACGCTATGGCTGAAGGATCAGTACCGTTTTTAAGTTCCCGGTCCACTATCCGCAGTAGGTTCTCAGTCTTTCCCGTGCCGGGTGGGCCAAGTATGATGTTAACTTCTGGCATTCATCTCCTCATATACTTCCAGTATTCGTTTACAATCATCAGGTGTGACATTATTTTTTTTGTTATTAAATTCCCATGAGCAAAATACTATGTTGTCTTCTTGATACGGTAAAGTTGGATCAATGCGATCTATTGATATGTTTGTTTTTATTCTCGCTCCGTGACCTTGTCCATTTGATTTTTTTGTTGTAAGCTCAACTCCGGTATAAATACAATAGGGTCCGCCAAGAAGTTTCTTCTGTTTTTCCCACAGCTCCAGGAGATGATCTCTTCCTCTTATGCCGTTGTTAATCTTCACCGGCCTGTTGTTATGCTTATGATAAGATGAATCTTTATCACAACTCTTCTTCAGATTGCTCCAGGTTTCTTGAAAAAATCCTTTCTCGGATTGACGATAAT